CTCAGGCTGCTAAGATGATGGGTAAACTATCGGCAGGACTTGAACGATTTGTTGGAGACCTACTGCAACCGAGAGTGAACTGGCGAGACGTAATGAATCGGTTCATTGTCAAGCAGAAGAACGAAGATCGTACATGGTCAAGACCTAACAGAAGGTTCTTGTCACAAGGTATGTACCTACCGAGTATCTCAGGTGAAGCACTAGGTGAGATTGTATTTGCTATCGACTGCTCAGGTTCTATCGGAGAAGAAGAACTAACACAGTTTGCCAGTGAGATAATCAAAGTCTTCCAAGACTTGTCACCCAAGAAGATACACATTGTGTACTTTGACAGTGAGGTATGCCACTACGATTGCTTTGAAGATGAAGAGCCAGTAATCAAACCACATGGTGGTGGAGGTACAATGTTCAGTCCTATCTTTCAGTACATCAACGACAACGATATAGAGCCAGTGTGTTGTGTGGTGTTGACCGATTTGTGTTGTAATGATTTCGGACCTGAGCCTAGCTACCCTACACTATGGGTGTCTAATCATAAGGGTGATGCACCTTGGGGTGAGATTGTATACATGGAGGGTGTGGAATGACAGAGCAAGAAGTCAAAGAAGCATTCGAGTATGCAAGCAAAGAGATAAAGGAAAGCTATATGCTAATGCACAAAGCTAATGGCTACCTTTATTTCAAGCATAAAGTAACAAGAGGGTATATAGAAATACCTGATAAAGAGATAGCATATCCCAATGTAAAGGAGGTGAAGAATGGGTAAATTCAAACAGCATTGTTTGGAGATAGAAGAAGAGTTTGGGTATTGTCTAACCGAGAAAGGTATGACCAATGCTCAGGCTCTAGCTTTTATCAGACTCAAGCATGGAACTATGGCAGTAGAACTCTGTAAGGAACTACTACAAAAATGGAAGGAGGAAGATTGTGACTACTTCAAGCATGATAGTTTGTCCTAGATGTCAAGCTATTACTCAACCACTGGTGGTGCATGGTCACTACCAGTGTCAAATCTGCAAATCAAACATTGACGATTGCTGTCAAGGTGAGGTTTGTCAACCAACAACAACTAGCCAAGAGGAGGATACAAATGGCAACAGTTAGATTTAGTGAAAGACTAGTAGACGAAATTAAGAAGAATGCAACAGACTTATTCGTTGATAAAGCAGAGAAGATAAGGCTTACATTCGGTAAGGATTGGGCAGACAAGATATATGACTGTGCATTTCCTGCTGAGGTGCGTAATCATGTTGATGCCTTACCATCATACTGGTTTGAGAAACAAGAGCAGATACAACTCAATGGTTTTCACAACAATGATGAATCACTTAGAGGTGGTCAACCTAAGTACAAGCTCAAGAATGCTTTGAACATACCATTTAGTTCAGCTAAGCATTGGCCTAAGGACGTAGCAAGAGGTAACACTGGTATCAAGTGGGATTGGAGAAATACTACGATTGATTTCCAAGACTCTAGGTACACATGGTTACACAAACCTTTCGCAGAGCTTGTTGAAAAACTAGCTAAAATCTCTGACGAGAAAGATGCTTTTGTCGAGGGTGTTAAGACTGTGTGTGATACATACTCTACACTTGCACCAGCATTGAAAGCATGGCCACCTCTCTGGGACTTGTTGCCACAAGATGCTAAGGATAGGCACAAGAAAATCGTAGAGAGAACAGCACCAAAGCAAGCAAGTGAGCTTGGTATTGATCTAACAAGCATGACTTCTGCTGTCGCATTCAGTAAATTATCAAAGAAATAGGAGGTGTAAATGACTAGAACATACACAAAGAAAGAGTTCAAAGACTATATAGACGACGAAATTGTCTTGGCAGAGCAGGATAGATTTCAGTATGGGAGGGGTGTAGAACGATCAAGAAAAGTTCTAAGTTATGATGATGCTAAACAAGAGTTTCGTAGATGTCGTAATGTAGAGAAAGGTCGTAGGTTATCTCAGGCGTTTCAGATCATGTCAGACAACGGACAACATGATTCCCCTAGTTATACTATAGACTTGTCAGGGTACGGAAGTACACCATTCATACGTATAACTAGTGACAACGTGTTTGAGTTTGTTGCTACTAGCCAACAAGTATGGCAACACTCACAGTCTATCGTTACTAGCATACACAACTGGCTACCATTTCAAGTATGGAGACACCGAAAAGGTTTGTATCGTGTAGCAAGTAATAAGGATACTGAAGCACAGTGTAAATCACACATCATAGAAACTCTCAGCAGAGTTAAGGCTGACCTAGATAGATACTACGATATGTATGTTGAAGAAAGAAAGGGTTGTGACAACGACTACTACGATAGTGGTATCAACAAATACAATGGTTGGACTTTGCTCTATGAAAGAGAAAGACAGATTATGAAAGACCAACCCTCTTACTTTCAGGGTCTCAAGTATGATGGTAACACTGGTAAGTTTCTCAACCAAAGACCTGATGACAAGTTTGTAGAAAAACCTGAGGAACGTAAAGCATGGAGGAAAGCACTCACATTATTCAAGCGAGGTGTTAAAGCTAGAGCTAAGGTAGGTGCTTTCAAACCGATCATAGACAAAGTGTATGCCGAACGTCAACAACAGAATAGATACGATTGGAAACAACCTGATTGGTCTAGTGGTGAGTGGCTTGATCTTCTTGAAAGTTGTATTCGTGACAACAAGTTTCCTGCTGAGTTCCTTACTGGTGTAGCTATGTCATCAACCACTGGATACTACCAGTCAGGTATCCCTACTAATCAAGATGTTATCAAAGCTATTGATACCATTTGTGATGATAATAGTATAGAACTAAGACGTAGGTTCAATGTATTTGAGAAAGAGGGATACCAAGAACCACCTGCATATAGATACGGAAATATAACCATTGAGGAGGTAAAGTAAATGACAGTAGTAGTTTGGGACGGCAAGACCCTAGCTACCGATAGAATGGCTAATGATGGCTCTCATAAGTGGGAGTCATCAAAGGCTTGGTATGCTAGTATTAATCAGAAACCAGTAATCATATCAGGGGTAGGGTTACTACAACATATAGTATTCCTAAGGGAATGGCTAAAGAAAGGTGGTAAGGTAGAAGATTACCCTCGTCACATTCTTAGCCAACACCACAGCCACCAACTTGTTCTCGTAAAGTCTGATGGGTTGTGGGTATATGAAGGAGTACCAGTGCCAGTGTCGAGGGGGTTTGAGCCTTGTGCCTTTGGGGAAGGTAAAGACTTTGCCTATGGTGCTTTGGCTATGGGTGCTGATGCAGAGAAAGCAGTTACAATAGCTAACGAATATTCTTTACAATGTGGTAAAGGTGTGGAATTATTCAATCTAAATGTACACGGAGGTAAAGATGCAAAGGATTGTTAATAGGTCAGGGATACTACAGAAAGCAGAGAAACTTGTTTCAACAGATAGAGATGAGGAGCATGGAGATGCCCATAAGAACTTCAAGATGGTTGCTGAGTTTTGGAGTGTATACTTAGGGCATGAAATATTTCCACATGAAGTACCAATGATGATGGCTATGTACAAGATAGCTAGGTCAACAGAGAACCCATATAATATAGATAACTATACAGACTTATGTGGGTACGGTGCATTGGCAGGAGAATGTAGTGGGGATATAAACAAATGAGGATAATCACGATTGACTTTGAAACTTATTACAGTCGTGAGTACTCGTTGTCAAAGATGACTACCGAAGCCTACGTTCGTGACCCTAGGTTTGAGGTTATAGGTGTAGGCATAAAGGTAGATAACAACCCTACCGACTGGTATAGTGGCAATGATGTCGGAAGGTTTCTGCACTCACTAGACTATTCTAAAGATGCCATACTTGCACACAACTGTGTATTTGATGGTGCAATATTATCTTGGATATATAATATAAAGCCTTGCTTTTGGTTAGATACTTTATCTATGGCTAGACCTTTCCACCACAATACAATAGGTGGTTCTTTGAAAGCACTAGCAAAATACTACAAACTAGGAGAGAAAGGTGATGAAGTTATCAATGGTCTCAACAAAAGACGAGAGGACTTCTCACCACAAGAACTTGATAGGTATGCTGAGTATTGTATTACAGATGTAGATTTAACTTATAATTTATTTAATAAGCTAAAGGTTAAAGTACCTACGTCTGAGCTTATGATAATAGATCAAACTCTTAAAATGTATACTGACCCTAGAATAAAACTTGACCAAGACGTTTTGCAAAAACATCTGGCAGGTGTAAAGGAACAGAAACGACAACTCATTGACACACTAGCGTTTAAAGGTTTAGATCCTGAAAGTGTAAAGAAAGTTCTTATGTCTAATGACAAGTTTGCTAAGCTACTTACAATGCTAAAGGTTGAACCACCGAAGAAGATAAGTGCTAGGACTGGTAAAGAAACCTATGCGTTTGCCAAGACAGACAAAGAGTTTACTGCCTTACTAGAACACGTTGACCCAATGGTGCAGAACCTAGTTGCTGCGAGACTAGGAACTAAATCTACTATCGAAGAAACAAGGACAGAGAACCTAATCAAAGTATCTGAGAGAGGTAACTTACCCATCATGCTTAACTACTATGGGGCACACACTGGTAGGTTTTCAGGAGGTGACAAACTAAACTTACAAAACTTACCACGCAATGGAGCTATACGAAAAGCTCTTACTGCACCTGAGGAACATATATTAATAGCTTGTGATTCGTCACAGATAGAAGCAAGAATGGTAGCTTACATAGCAGGGCAAGAAGATTTAGTACAAGCATTCCGAGAAGGTAGAGATGTATACAGTGAGTTTGCTACTGAAGTATATGGTAGACCCATAAGCAAAGCAGATAAGACTGAGAGGTTTGTAGGTAAAACCTGCATACTAGGTTTAGGTTATGGTATGGGTGCAAAGAAATTTAGAGATACACTAGCACTAGGTCAAGGTGGTATAACTGTAGACGTAGATGAGAACGAGGCACAACGTATTGTAAACTTATATAGGCAGAAGAACCACAAGATTGTTTCACTGTGGCATAGCTGTGGTCACGCACTATCAGGTATACTTGCAGGTGGCTCAGGTAATATATGTAGCCTACTACCTTATGACAGTAAGGGCATACGACTTCCTAATAATTTATATATACAATACCCTGCACTCAGGAATACAACCAATGGGTTTGAGTACATATCTGATGCTAGAACCTATCGTAAGTTTAAGTATACCCCTGACACAGAGGTAGACTGGACTCGTATTTATGGTGGTAAAGTTACAGAGAATGTGGTACAAGCATTAGCAAGGATAGTGGTTGCAGAGCAGATGGCATCTGTTGGACAATCCTATCATGTAGCGTTTCAGGTGCATGATGAAATCATTATCGTTGTCCCGGGGAGTGACGAGACAGACGCACGTAAACTTATTGAGAAGAGAATGTCAACTCCCCCCAGCTGGGCAGTTGATTTACCAGTTGCTTGCGAGTCAGGTGTTGGTAATAATTATGGAGATGCAAAATAACTAAACTTACACATTCCTTTTCTTCTGTTAAGATGTACGAGAACTGCCCTCGTAGATACTATTATCAAAGAATAACAAAAGAAGTCAAAGATACCGGCAGTGATGCGACTATCTACGGAGAACGTGTTCACGAAGCATTGGAGCATAGGCTCGAAGATAAAGTAGAACTACCTGCCGAATCCAGTAAATACGAATCACTATGTAAAAGTATCGAAGGTATCGGTGGAACTTTACATATAGAGCAGAAGTTTACATTGACTGAGAACCTTACACCAACTGGTTGGTGGGAGAAAGACGCTTGGCTTAGATCCATTCTAGATGTGTTAATCATTATAGGTGATAAAGCTATAGTTATGGATTGGAAAACTGGTAAGCGAAGACCTGACTTCACACAGCTAGAGTTGTTTGCTTTACAAGTGTTCCAACATTTTCCTAGTATTAATAGTGTAAAGTCTTCTTTTGTTTGGCTAAAGGATATGGCTATAGATACAGAGAACTATAAAAGAGATAGTCAAGACGATCTTTGGGTAAAATTATTAACAAGAATAGAGAGGATAAATGAATCTCTATTGCATAATGTATGGACACCGAAGCCTAGTGGTCTCTGTAAATTTTGTCCTGCAAAAAATATTTGTGAATTTTCAACTTGACAACTATGTAAAGAATACTAATATGAGTACTACCCCTGAAGGTAAGATTAAACGTAAGTTAGATAAGCTACTAAAACAACTTGGTGTTTGGTTTTATAGTCCTCAAGCAGGACCTTTCGGTAAGGCAGGCATACCTGATAGGGTAGCCATAGTTAGAGGTAGATTTGTAGGTATAGAGTGCAAGGCTGACAAAAGTAAAAAGCCAACTGCACTGCAAACCAAAACAATGGAGGAGATAGAAATGAATGGTGGCAAATGTTTTGTGGTATATGATGACCAAACTATACAGAGTGTAGTTGATTACATAGAGAACCCAAAGATATGAAAGTTATATATACGTTATTCTTTTTAACGCAACCTGATGTTATGTCTGCTGAGACAATCTTACATAGGTTTGAGTTTAGTAATCGAGATGAGTGTATGCGTGTTGCTATGATGATTAACCAAGAACGAGACCCAGTGGTTAGGAAGAAGAACTGCATAAAGGTTATACAATATAATGGTGATAAGCGTCTTATCCCTGAGGGAGACAAGTAATGATTGTGGTCGAACAAGCAAAAGCACTTGCTCTTAATCTTAAGAACCCTCAGAAAGTATTGTCTACAATCCCCGCTGCAGCTGCTATGAAGTTTAACAACACAGAACTCGTTGTCGTACCTCACAAGATTGATGAGGTTCGTGTTCTTAGAAACCTAGGAATCAAAGCACCATCACCTATACTGCATTACTATGACTGGGTAGGTAGATACAAACCATACGAGCATCAACGCATGACATCAGCATTTCTGACCATGCACAAGAAAGCTCTTGTATTAAATGAGATAGGAACTGGTAAGACACAATCAGCACTGTGGGCATCTGACTATCTTATGAAGATAGGTGAGGTAAAGAAAGTCCTAATCATATCACCACTGTCCACACTAGAACGAGTTTGGGGTGATAGTATATTTATGAACTTCCCACACAGAGTATCTGTTACGTTGCACGGTTCTAGTAGTAGAAGAAAGAAGCTACTGAATACTGACGCTGACTACTACATAATAAACCATGATGGCTTTAGTATTATAGAAGAACAATCACTCAACAAATTTGATTTGATAATCGTAGACGAAGCTGCTGTGCTAAGAAACCCATCAACAAACAGATTCAAAACGCTCAGGAAGTTTATTAACAAACACTCAGATATACGTTTGTGGTTGATGACTGGTACACCCACACCCAATGATCCCACTGACGCTTGGGCATTAGCCAAGCTAGTGGATAGTCCATACTGCCAACAGACATACACTGCATTCAGAGAGACAGTGATGATGAAGGTTGGACAATGGAGATGGCTACCAAGACCTGAGTCTATAGAGATAGTTAAGCATACGCTATACCCTGCTGTTAGATATAGTAGAGACGAATGCTTTGATCTACCTGACACCGTATACCAAACAAGGAAAGTAAATCTAACCACTGAACAACAGAAACATTTCTCAAGAATGTTGAAACATTTTGTAACAGAGTTAGAGGAAGAAGGTACAATCACTGCCGTCAATGAAGCAGTCAAGCTACAGAAACTTGTTCAGATAAGTTGTGGTGTTGTGTACGGTGATGACGGAAGACACATAGAGGTAGACTGTTCACCTAGAGTAAAGGTTGTACAAGAAATAATAAGAGAGGTCGGAGGCAAGACTATCGTATTTGTTCCCTTAACTGGCACACTTAATATGTTAGAGAGGGAACTATCAAAGGATTGGTCTGTTGCAGTTGTTAATGGTGAGGTTTCAGCACCAAAGAGAAACGTTATATTCCATAACTTCCAAACGCAGACTGATCCGCACATACTTATTGCTCACCCTGCTACTATGGCTCATGGCCTGACACTAACTTCTGCTAGCACTGTCATATGGTACGGACCAGTAACAAGTAACGAACAATATATCCAAGCGAATGGACGTATTGAACGCATAGGAAAGAAGCACACTTCCAATGTGATACATATAGAAGCGACTGACGTAGAGTACAGAATGTATGAACGTCTTAAAAATAAACAAAAACTACAAGGTCTACTGTTAGACCTTATTAAAGAAGGAACGAGGTAAATATGGAAATAACAACAGACACAGTAATTAAATCTTATCTTGGTTATAGGGCAGAGAAAGAAGCCTTAGAACAAAAGACCAAACAACAAGTTGCTGTCATAAAAGAAAAGATGGCTAAGCTAGAGAAGTGGTTGAAAGATAAGATGGATTCAGACGGTGAAACTTCTAAGAAGACAGATAGTGGAACTGCATTTATAACAACCACTGACTTTGCACAAGTAGCAGACTGGGATTCTGTTCTTGCTTTTATTAAAGAGAATGAAGCATGGGATATGCTAGAGAAGAGAGTAAGCAAGACTGCTGTGCGAGGCTACATAGACTTGAAGAAGTCTGTACCTAGTGGTGTCAACTACGGAACTAGGATTGATGTCCAAGTACGTAAGCCTGCCAACAAAGTAGAAGACTAATGATAGCACCAAAGATATCCATAAGAGGTGGGCGATTCACCACAGTTACTGACGTTAGTACAGAAGATGTCTCAACAAATATATCTGTGGTTATCGTAGGTGCTAACCCTAGACTTTCAAAATCATGGTACAAAGAAGAATGGACAGATGACAATGAGTCCAATGCACCTGATTGTTTCTCACTAGACGGAGTAAAGCCTAGTGATAACAGCGAATTTATTCAGTCGGATATATGTGTATCTTGCCCACAGAATGCGTGGGGTTCTAAGATCACACCGACTGGTAATAAAGTGAAGGCTTGTGCTGACCAAAAGAGGTTAGCAGTTGTTTTCTCTGACAAGGTAGAAGGAGATGTCTACCTACTACAAGTAACTCCTGCATCTCTGAAGAGCCTAAATGCTTATCAAAAAGAACTATCCATGCGTGGTATTGTGCCTGAGATAGTAAAGACAAAGATAGCTTTTGAAGTTGATTCGCCTTTTCCAAAGCTACGATTTAGTTTCGGTGGTTTTAATTCTGACCACGATCAGACTGTTGTCGATAAGTATTTGGGGACGGACGAGGTGAAGATTATCACAGGAGAACTTGCTGTCCCTAGTGGGACTTACATCACATCCACTGCCAGTAGTTACGGTTTTACTGAGGAGTTTGGATTCACTTTAAATGAACAAGAAGGAGGTTCATATGAATAAAACATTTACTACCGCAAAGGGTATAGCACATTACCCATATATCTCAGCACCTGATACAAAGTTTGATGAGCAGGGTCACTACAAAGTAAACCTTTGTTTGTCAAAAGATGATGCGTCACCAGTGTTAGATATAATTAAACAAGAGGTACTAGAGGGTATCAAGGCACTCAAGAAAGATAAGCCTAACCTAGATATCAAGCAAGCACCTCTACCTTTTAGTGATGAGGTTGATGAAGAAGGTAATCCTACTGGAAACATCATCATTAAGTTCAAGTCAAAAGCAGCTTACAAGCCTGCTATCTTTGATAGTAAGGGTACACCCATGATGAAATCTAACATCTATGCAGGGTCAGTGATTAAGGTCAATGGCTCATGTGCATTCTTTCATACACAGATGATTGGTGCAGGTGTATCTCTAAGACTTAGAGCAGTACAAGTTATCCAGTATGTTGAAGGTGCAAGTGGTGCTACCAAGTTCGGCTTTGAGGAGGAGAGTGGGTTCACTGTAGAGGAAGATGTTCCTGAGAGTGTAGCTGTCGAAGCTCCCGTGCAGACACCTGAAACACCAACTCCTGCTAAGCCTGCTGTGGTTCAAGCTATCAAACCAGTACAGCAGGTAAAGCCTAAACCAGTGGAAGAACCAAAGGCACAGACTACAGTTAGCGGTGCTGACGATCTTGCTGCGGAGATTTCTAAACTTGTAGGGAATGTAGCTGATGACTAATATGCCACCTCTTGATTTCAAGAAAGTGGAAGCTCTAAGAAAGCATATGCTTATGACCACCAGTAACATGGCTAAGTTGTTAGAGGTATCTCGTATGACTTACTATGGTTGGGTTAAAGGTAATACCATTCGTAAGAGTAATGATAAGAAAGTAAGACTTGTTCTAAAAGATTTACTGGAGATTATGTCTGAGGGGTGGCCTCAACCTGAGGTGATAGCAATGGAACAGAAGCATAGATTCCAAAGGCTTCTTGAGATTTTAGGAAAAGAAGAGTAGACTACTATGGAGAGAGCTTAGGCTCTCTCCTACTAATGAGGTAAAAATGATAGCAATGACAACACTGGAGTTTCTCCAGCGAGTCTTGCCCAGTCGAGGTTACTATGTTTCAACTGTTATTAATAGAGAAGGTAGACAACAAGGTTTCTTTGATTCGGTAGAAGAACTCGCATCAGTCTGTGAAAGACTGGATAAAACAAATAACAATACCTACTTTGCTATATCAGCGTTTAATGCAAAGGGGAATAGGAAACAAGATAATGTCAGAGCCACAAAGGTTATAGCTATAGATGTAGACTGTGGCGAGGGTAAGCCATACGCATCTTGGCAGGAGGGTCTGACAGAACTAGGTAAGTTTGTACACACAATGAGTTTACCTAAGCCAATGATAGTGGCATCAGGTAATGGACTTCATGTATACTGGGTGCTTACCGAAGAACTAGAACCACAAGACTGGAAGCCTTTAGCTGAGGCTATGAAGCTAGCTTGTATAGATAAAGAGTTTAAAATAGATGCAGGACTAACTGCAAACAGTGCTTTGGTGCTAAGACCAGTAGGCACTCATAATCCAAAAAATGGAAAAGAAGTTACCTTACTTGTGGACGCACCACCAGTGGAGGCTCATTCTCTCGTAAAGAGTCTATCTTATTTCTATTCAACTAACAGGGCCCTTAAGGATAGACACACTGCTGACAACTCGTTGTTAGATAGTCTAGCAACAAAGCAGGACTTCCCTCTATCTGTAGGGTCTGTTATTGCTAGCAAGTGTAAACAGATAGCATGGGCGATAGATAATCAAGACAAAGTAGACGAACCACTATGGTACGATTTGATAGGGGTATCAGCATTCTGCGTTGATCCTGAGAAGACAGCAGTACAGTGGAGTCAGAAGCACCCCAAGTTTGATTACCAAACAACAGTGGATAAACTGAAGCATTGGAAAGAGTCTGCTAGTGGACCAACAACTTGTGCTAAGTTTGACGTTGATAGGCCCGGGGGCTGTAAAGGTTGTGCATATAAAGGTAAGATAGGATCACCCACTAGATTAGGGGTTCAGTATCAAGAAGTACAACTACCTGCCGAAGTACCTGATAAGTTTGCCAATGCAGTACAGATACCTAAGCCATTCAAGAGAACTAAAGATGGCATAAAACTAACGATTGATGACACAGATATAGATGTCTGTAAGTTTGATGTGTACCCAGTGGGCTATGGGCTAGACGAATCACTTGGATACGAAACAGTAAGATACCACTGGAACAGACCACACATGGGTTGGCAAGACCTCATACTAAGACAAGCATACCTAACAGAAGGCAACCGAGAGTTTGCTACAGCTATAGCAGACCAAGGTATTGTATTATATAATAAGAAACAAACGGAGTATTTTCAGCTTATGTTAAGAACTTACATGGAAGAGCTGAGACAAATCCGTACCATGACTAATCTATATTCTACTATGGGTTGGAAAGAAAAGAATACGGCATTTGTTTTAGGCGACACACTACTCAAGCGAACAGCAGAGGGAGTGACAGAAGAAAGAATCAGCTTAGCATCAGGCATACAAAGACAAGGTGCAGAGTTATACAACACCAAAGGTGAATTAGACCAGTGGGTAAAGCTAACATCTATACTAGAGAAAGCTGACCTGAAGACACATATGTTCACACTTGGTGTAGCTTTCTCTGCACCGCTCTACAACTTCACTGGCTTAAAAGGATTGACAGTATCTTTGTATGGCCCAACTGGTGGAGGTAAAACACTTGCACAATACTGGGGTCAATCTATCTATGGTAATCCTGACAAGCTACACTTTGCTGCGAAGTATACACAGAACAGCTTGTTCTCACGACTGGGAACTTACGCAAACCTTCCGCTGACTATAGACGAAGTAACCATGATGAATGACAAAGAAGTAGGTGACTTCTGCTATTGGGTATCACAAGGTAGAGATAAGGCTAGGCTAAATAGGAATGCAGAAGAAAGAGATGCAAAGACTTGGGCAACACCAGTGCTTGTATCCACTAACAAATCCTTACAGAGTAAACTGATTGCTTCCGGACTTGACACTGATGCACAGATGGCAAGGCTACTAGAACTTACTGTACCTTCTTCACCATTGTTTACACGAGGATCTGAAGCAGGTAGAAAAATATACGAAGCTATCCACAGTAACTATGGTCATGTAGGTAAGCAGTTTGTAATCAACCTACTAGCTATGGGCGAAGAGGGTATACAGTCTGCTATAGCTGAGGCATCTGATAACTTTCATAAGAAGTATAAGTCTAAGTTTAGTGGCGAGGAAAGGTATTGGGAGCAAGCTATCATACTAGCAGACCTAGCTATGAACCTAGCCAACCAATGGAACTTGATTGGGTTTGACTATACCAAAGCCACAGAGTGGGTACTATCTCAGATAGGTGCTATCCGTAGAACTGTACAAGAGAATCAGGTAGACTGCTTTGATCTTGTTGCTGAGTACATGGCTGACTGTGCCGATACTTCTGTAACTGTTATGCACACAGTAGGGCAGAAACCACAACCTGACTTTGCTAGGATACCAAGAGGTGATATACGAATACGTCTTGATGTATTTAGAAAGTCTCCGACTGAACCTTTTGACAAGGGTACAATGATGATAGATAGGACTCACTTTAGAAAGTGGTTGTCTGTCAGGGGAGCTGACTACAAATCATTCAAGCAGGAACTTGTTGCTGAGAATGCAATAGCTACTCCTCGATCAGAGAAAGCATCACTTGGAAAAGATACACCAGTAAAGTTAGCACAGACATATGTCATAGGATTTAATCTAATACACCCACGCTTTCAGAGTTTACTAGAAAATGCAGATGTGGTAGCTGATGACTTAGCATATGGTCAGTTGCAGGTGATGGACAATAAAGAAGTTTGAGATAGTTAAGTTAAAGAATGGGTTGTATCTATACCTACGTTTAGACACACCAAGATATAAGTTTATGACACCAAACAAGATCAAAGAAATAAACAAGAAACTCATGCGTTCAGAGCGAATTATGCAAAAACGGAGGGAGTATCAGAAAAAAAGTGGCGATATAAAGCCCACTGAGGGGGCATAAAGACTTTCTAGGTACTCTAGCTACCCCCAAAATTAGTCAAGCTCTACGCCCATTATTTCTGCTAACTCATCAATAGTGCTTCTTGAAGACTTAGGAGCAAACTTTTTAAACCTTTGCAAACTGTTCTTACTAGCTGATTTATAAGACTTATTTGCTGATTGGGTAAAGTTCTTTATCTCAAACCCAGTTCCTTTATGTTCTCTGTTATGATCCCTAATGAAGTCTACTATCCTACGCATCTCTGCTCTATCGTTATCTAACCTAGCTTTTACATAGGCTTGGGTATAATGACTTTTAAATGCTTTTAAGTATGAGTTTTGTTGTTTAACTAATCGTATAATATCATTCTGTCTTGTTGCAGAATATGGGTAGAATCCAAGCATTCTGAATATTGAAGTTTTAATATCAACGTCATTATCTATAACAGTACCATCAGGTCTAGTAATCTTTCCGTCATGTAGATACATTGCTCCATCTGCTAAACCTCTAAACGCAGCTACTGGACTGTCACGAACAATGTCTACCAAACGAGTTGTGTCATCTCTCAAACCAACTTTCTCAGTTGCATACCTAGCAAGCTGACCACCAGTCGTAAACATACCTTCTATTCCTGAATACACTGGCCCAAAGAAGTTTGTGGCTTCTCTCCAGTAATCCCCTGATGTTTGCTTAGCTTTTAAAACACCAGTCAGTGGAATTAAATCTCCAAAACCTACTCTTGTAGATACTGTAGCACCTAGACCTTTGTCAAGAAATCCTCGTAAGACAGTCTGTCCTGACCCCGGCACAAAGCTATCTGCAAGTCTAGCTATCTGTGCCTCTATAGGTGGAGTCTTAATGCCAAACTTTTGTTTTAGTGTGTCTACTAAATCCATTAGATCATCAGCAAAAGGTATACCTTTCAAACCTGACATCAACACTAACATACCTAACATCGCAGCTCTACCTGATGGACTAAGATGTTTCATTAACTGTACACTAATAATAACAAATTGTTTGTACATAAAGATATACTGTGCCCAGTTACCTCTTGCCATCTCTGGTCTGTTGTACATTGCATACTCACCCTGAGATGTATTCACAGCATTTGATGCAAAGTTTCTTGCATTTTCTAGTAATTGATCCTGCTGTTCTTGCGGGAGGTTACGGAATGGAGTGCTAAGATTTGCTTTAAGTCTATCTCTTTCTAGTCTGTACGCTGCTAAATAAGTTGAACGTCTGTTAAGTTGTTCTGTAAAAGAAAAGAAAAACATCCAGCTCTTTATAGCTCCAGCTACAGTATTACTGTTAACACCTCCTCGTGATGTACCTACAAGAGCATTAAACTGGGCTGCTTGTAACACTCCGGCAGCAGTAGCTTCTAGTAAAGCATCAGCTTCATCTTGACTAACTTTATGTTTATCACGTAAAGAATTACTAGCAGAATTTGCCATTTCTTTTACGTAGTCGTAGTCAGCTAATCTATAGTTTCCTATATTGGCAGTGGCTCTAACCATCTCTGCAGCTACCTTAGGCATACCAAAACCACCACCAAATCCAGTCTTGTGGTTATAAGTACCTAAAAAAGGTATCGTGTGTGTAACCATAGACAATAGGTTTATTCCTGCTGTCGCAATAGATCCGCCTAGTTGAAACAACACAGCATAAAGTTTAAGGCGTGAGCCTACCTCACCAGATAGTACATCTTCTGTGGAGTCTTGTATGTTTGCTTGGTTTGAGTACCAGTCTATTAGTTTTACAGCTTCTTGTCTGAAGTCTTCACCTCTACCCAAGTTAGGCATATCTTCACCTTTAAAGTTCTTAGCTTTAGTAGGTGTGTTTTTGTCTGCCATGTATTGGTACTTGTAAGCATACGCAGCATACTCTCTTTGAGCTTGTTGTCTTTGAGCTGCAGTTCCTTGTTGTGTAGCATTGTATAGTCTAGCAAGAGTTTCAGGATCACCTTTCCAGTTCCTGTTATCCAGCATTATGTCGTTGATTTGGTAGGAGTACTGCGTCTTACCTGCTACGTGACCTTGTGTTTCTAAATGTTCGGCAACACTCTTAATAATATCTGTATCCCAACCGGGAGTTCCTGATCTTTGTAGGCTTCTTCTAGCTGAGGATGACTGAGATGTTAAAGCTGTAACAATACGTTGTCGTACCTGTGGCGATAAGTTAACATCAAGTCTAGAAGCAATAGACATAAACTCCATAAGGTTTAAAGAGTGAGCTACAGGTTGTGACTGCCTAGCCTTACCCACTTGTGCAATTAGTTTTACTCGTACATCTCTACCGCTAGAATCTTTCATTGGGTAGAATATATCTTCTCCGTCTTGACTTGTAAGATCAGCTAGACCTTCTGCTATTCTATCTGAATCAGCTTCTGTATGAGCTTGAAAATAAGGTAATATAGCTTGTGACTCAGGACTAAGTTGCACTGGTTTACCCCCTGCATCATACGCCTGCATACGAATCTGCCACTTGCCTCTTCTGCTAAATGGTACATACCCTCTCATTATAGTTCGCTTGGCATTAAACTCAGCGTTCTGTGCTTGAGTATCTAACATAAATATATTTTGTATAGTACCTGTAATATCAAAAGCAGTATCTTTATTAAAACCTAAAGAGTTTAAACGTTCTATAGACGCTATAATATCTTGGTATCTGTCACCTTGAAACTGTGCTGTGTCTTCTCTAGCGTTTAACCAATCATCTACCTTCGATCTTTCCCACAACGCACGATTGATTTCTCGTAGAAACGTGGTCGCTTTATCTACGGACTCAGTGGCTGGCCCATCTATAGTTGAGTTTTCAAAATATAAATCAGAGTACTCTTCCATTATGCGTTTAAATATTTCTATATCCTGAGCTGATGGTGTTGCATTTCCAGCTCCGACAAAAGTAGAAAACTTTTCTAAAGCTGCCTGTCGCTGTCCGTGCACAGCTAATATGTTTGCTTCAAGAACATCTACGGCTGCTTGAACTACGGCTTTTCTATTTTCTACATAGATTCTATACTCATTATCAGTAGCATCAAACTGAACTCTTTGCGTTTCAGTAGCCTCGCCTTCTCCAATAGTAACATCAAACCCATCTCTAAATTCTTGTTGGCTAATAATAGCAGCGTTTTCTAGCTCTTGTCTTACACGACCATCTATAATTGCATCACCTTCTTTGGTAGTACCAACTGCAAGTTTACCTGCGTTTTTAATCATAACATCAGTAACTTGATTTGATCTGTACAGAGCACCATAAGCAAGTAACTCACCTGCGTTGTCCAGTTCTTGTTTCGTTGGGCCTTTACCAAATTTAAACCAGCTTGGTGTATGGGTAAAAGTAGTTAAGGCTTCGTATTCGGATAGGTATCTTCTAGTCTTACCAGCTTGGTTTTGAAATATTTGAAAGATTCTAGATAGACCTACACTACGCCTTGCTTTATTATCGAGTGTTTGTACAGCTTCAAGTGATTCGTTTATCCAATCAGATACTTGCTTTGGTTTATATTTACCTTTTCTAACAAGCTCGTCAAAACCCATGAAAGACCCAAACCCACCGGCATTTTTATTAAGTCCTTGAGCATTGAAAAAGTTAGTGGCACTATCAGCTCTTTCAGTATCAATCGCATATCTGCCAAACTCACTGCTACCCTGTAGTTCTTTTAATCTTTGTGCTAACTCCTGTGCTCCTACTACACCGCTACCTCCTGTGCGTAAGTTCCTACGTGATTGACTTATAAAGTACCGCGTGAGGTCATCATCAAATGTTTTACCAAAAGCTCTAAGAACAGTTTTTATTATTTCTTTTAGCTTATCAAACATTGTTACATCTAAGCCTGCTGCTTTGTCGGCTAAGACTTCTTCTACAGCTTCCATTTGATCCATGCCTTGTACTTCTACAAGCTCATCAACCTTCTGTCGTACGTGTCCATCGGTCTTATATATCTCACGGAAGATAGCATTCATTCTATCACGAGGCATAAAGGCACGAAATCCAAAGTGACCTAACGCTTCGTGGTTTACTACAAACTGAGCTGACTCTTTAGATTTAATAAAGTCACTAAACACAATCACTTGATCGCCAACGGAGTAACCCATTGCATCTACTTTATCAAAGTCATCTCTAGGTCTGGCTGCTTTAGCCCTAGCATATATCTCAGGGTGTTGTTGCTGTAGCTCCTGTTTGTCTTTTACTACTAAAACTTTTGGTTTAACTTTTAGTTTTTTAAGAACCTCAGCAACTATAAGTTTTACTTCGCCTTTACCTAGTGGTTCAGCAGCTTTGCCGTCAGCACGTAAAAAGTTTCCGTCTTCCTTAGAATCCATTTGTTGTAGTGTTTCAGAAAAACCTAGACGTTCTAATCTTGTTCTTTCTCTACCTGTTAGGTTACCACGCTTGAGAAGACGTTGAGCTTCAGCTTGCCTACTAGTCTCTTCACGTTGTGTTTCAGCAGTTGGATCAGGTACAAGACGACCATCATATCTCCGAGATATTTTTAGTTTACCTTGGGCATCAAAGAAATCTCTAAGAGAATATCCGTTTGCCATGTAGTAATTTTTGTTAGAGTTAGAATAGATTGTCTGTATTCTATTTATCTCTTTACTACCAGTAGATTCGCCATAGGTTTTAGCTCGTTGTTCTACAGATGCTACATCAGAAGTAAGTTGTACTACCGGATTGTACCCTCTAAAACTTCCATACTCATATATTTCTAAATGTGAGTTAATAATATCCTCTAACAGCCTGCTATTTTCTGCTTGTAATTCAGCTAGTTTATCTTTGGCTACCTGCCGTCCTTTTTTACCAAGAGCTTGATAGTATGCTTCTTGGAATAAACCTAGGTCTATTGTCTGCCCAGCTTTTTGTTGTTGTCTCAAAGTCTTTAAAACTAAATCAGCAGTATCTTGACCTAGTATGTCACCTTGTGTCTCCGTGCGTACAGCCTCTTGTATTTCTACTTGCATAGGAGATACGTACCAGTCGGGCATACCATCTAATGGTATTTGTATCTTACTAAGAATGTTATTTCGTACAGCAAAATCTAACCAAGGTTTAGGTTGTCCTTTTCTAGGGCCACTTCTAAACGTGCCTGCTAATGTGCCTTGAGCATTAGCTTGCTCTACAAATACGGATCGTAACATTTTTATCTGTGGTATTGTGAAGTTTGTATTTTTTAAATAAGCTATAGCCTCAGTTCTTGCATCAGCATAGTTTTGGTCAGAATCAAATAAAGCAACATCTATAAGTTGTGAAGCATAAGCCCATGCCTGACCTTTTGGACTAAAATCAGTGGTATTACCAAATGCAGTTTTATGTTCAGCAATCTCTTCAGCTGGCGTAAGTTTCAAACTGTAGTAGTTATCGTCATATATCTCCTTAGCTATATCTGCGTTTACTTTATTTCCACGTACAAGCTCAGCCCACTTACCCTGAACGTCTTGTGGTAACCTTGACAAATCTATGGACCCTGCAGGACGTAACTCATTCCACATTTCGATAGGTGTTCTACCTTCTGTGTCTACAAATTGTTGAGCTAAAGATACGTCTTGTACACTACCTCTATCT